TCCTGTTTACCTCTTTCTCAGGGAGTTTAGTCTCCAGGATTTCCGGGGCGGTTCAGATCATCAACAAGAAATTGTTGCTGAATTTTCCTCAATGGATGAGATGAATCTCTTCTCATTAAAGCAGGAAGAAAGGGATCGCGTCGAAGTGTCTCCAACTCTCGACCACAACCGGATGAACCTGGCCCAACTCGCCTGGTACAGCAAAGAATTGGAGATGTCTATTGCCCGGCTTGAAAACGAAAAAGCCGCTATCCAAGCCCAGCATGAAGCTGTCATTGCCAGGATACGAGAAGTTCAAAACGGTTAACTACCGCTATTTCTTTACGGCATCATCTTTCTGATATGCCGGATCGCTCCCTTTTGGCAACTGGAGGCTTAACTGCCGGTAGTGCCGTAGCCGTTCCATGAAATAGGTGCGCAGATTCTCTGGTTGATCGCGGGCTACCTGTTCAGCTATGACTGGTATGTTCAATCGCTCTTTGTACGCCACACCGCTGGCAGCCAGATCAACGTTAACCTTATCCCGTTCTTCCTGACTTTTAGCTGCAATATTCCAGTCGCTCATATTTAAGGCTCACATTTCCAGATGGTATTCTGAACACCCGAACCGGGCGCTAGATGAGGGTTAGCGTTCGCGCTATGCTGATATACTGCTTTAGACTTCCCATATTGCTGACAGGCTTTATCTGCGGTTTTTTGCAGGCTATCCAGGCCATACCAACCATCTGACTGTATGCTTACCTTTTCACCGTCGTTGTATTGCACCATTGCACACCCAGATATAGCCAGTATCGCGCCGACAATAACGCTTTTCCATAAAACTCTATGCAACATAGACAAAAATCCCCTCTGTGAATTGAGGGGATTTTAGCATGGTGATCAGAGATCAGCTTTATGCAGAATTTTATCCACCAGCGATGTGATTTTTTCTGCCAGGTCATCATTACTTACCCAATCCTGGCGGGCAGCCAGAACGGGCGACAAGGCTAATATTAACTCTCGTCGTAATGATACGTTCCTTGCTACAGGCGGAATACGTGGTGCTGGTGGTGGTTTAAGCCCCTCGCTCCCTTGTATTTCTGGAGTATTCGGCTGATAGCCATTAGTTATTTTCGGCGGTATTGGACGAGGACGAAACATCGCGCTACCTCCTACACTCAGGGCAGGTGTTCCCTTCCGCAAAGTAGGGGAAACTGCTATCAAGTTCATCACACCATCTGCGATGCTCGTAGCACCAAAAAGCCTCCCACGGTAAACCAAAAGACTTCATCCACCGGGACACTCGATCTGGTATATCTGCTGGTGGCAGTTCTTCTGGCAATAATTTGCCTGATAATTCCCTTTCCGCCCGCGCCAGCATTCCTTTTAGACTCGCATTCTCTTTTTCAAGAATCTCTATGCGCGCCTGTAACTCAGCTTTCGTTGGCATGGCCCGCCTCATGCTTATCAGCCACCAGCGGCAATAAAGCCCTGGCCATCTTATGAACCAATAGTGCATCAATAATGCCAAGCGTATGCCCCGGCTTAATGTTTAATGCCGCCTCAAGGTGACACCTTTCCAGGCCACTTTTCTCGGCTTGTTTATGATGATCTGGCGTAATAACGTCGCCCAAAACACGGCTAATTTTTTCTCGTAATTGCTGGGTGCCAGCACACTTGATCGCTGTATCGTGGATGCGGTTAACCAGTTCGCGATAAACATGCGGCTTAATTCGGATACGTTCACCGGTGACGCCCTTTCCTGGCGCTGGCACCGAACTATCCGGAATATCCGGATAGTTGCCAGCCTCGTAAGCTACCCGCAGCCAGTGCATGAATGTTTCAGTGGACACACAACCGCAGTCCACATCGATTTTCGCGCGTTGCTGTTCCAGCCACTGCTCAAAATTCAATCTACACGTATTACTTTCATGTTGCTCTTTTTGTCTCAAGGCCAGCATCTGCTGGGCTATTTCCAATACTTCATCTGCCGTATATCCAGCACCGTGACCATACATTTCGATACGGGAAATAATCTCTGATATACGCTCTTCAGTTATTCTGGTCATTTCTTTTTGCGCCATTTCTTTTCACATTCCTTAGTCCATTTTTCAATGTTCATTTTGGCAATATCAGTCATTCCATCACCTAAGAAATACTTTCTCCGGTACGTCTTGCACTTAAACCACACTACAACAGCCACCAGCCAGAAAATAAAAGGCCATACAGCAATACCAACTCCAGCCGCGATAAAGCACAATAGCCATAAATGAAGCTCTCCAACTTCTGTTTGCGGCAATATTCTTAAAGAATTAAGCAGCAGACTGAAGGAATGGTCGTATGCATTGGCGGTATAAGACATGCAATCCATATAATTAAAGTCATAGCCTGCGGCTGCCGCCCATAATGGGCGGTCAAGAAAATGTTTTAGTGTCATCATATAAATTTAAGGTTCAGACCAGTTATCTTCAATAGCAATGCTTAATCTTTGTAGCCATTCTGCTAATTTCAGCATTGCTTCTCTTTCGCTTAAACCACGAGGAAAATCATCAAGCGAAATTGTTGGCTTGAAGCCCCCGTAATTATCCATTTCAACAGTCAGATTTTGCTCCAGCACGGTATTCCTTACGCGGCTGTTGTGTCGAAGCAAATATACTGAACGTGATTTATTGGTTTTATGGTCAAACTGATATTCGGTAAGTATCATCTGGCTTTTGCCATGACTATTACCTCTCCACATACTTACCTCACTTAATAAAACAACTCCATACGTAGTTGATGATTTTTTCCCACGTAATATAAATATGCACTCCAGCAGAAAAACCAAAACCTACAATTACTGAAAAAATCAAAACATTTACTTTTGACATTATAAATTTTCTCTCGGTGTCGTAGGTGATAGCACCATAATTGATAATTTAGTGAGTTAGCAGTTCCATTTTTTGGATGATTTCCGCATGAGCATCATCGTTATCAACACTTAACTCGTTTAATGCCTCTCGCACCACATCAACTTCTTCTGGTTGGAAGAAATCATCTCGGTAGTCACCAAATAGAACCGAAACAAGCCTGCCACCAGCAACATCAAGATTGGCGCTAACAGGTGGCTCTTTACCATCCTCAAATTCGACTACAAAAGTTATTTTTCCCATCGTTACCACCAGCGACAAATTGAATACAAACCCAGTGCTGCCGCCATCACAATTCCTACCGTGGTGAATGCTTCAGGCCAGCTCATTATCTCACCTCCAGTCTCCATACCGCCTGACCAATCCGGCTGGCATGGGTATCTTTGGATGCTGTTCCGTCTTTAGCCATCTCCATAAGAATTTTGCGCAAATCTGCCGAACGCCATTCTTCATCAGGAAATTCCTTCTCCATTGCCAACCGCAGATTCCAGGTTGCCATCCTGAATGGATATTCCCCGCCGAGAGCTTTATCTTGCAGGGCAGCCCGGGAACGCATCACCTGCAAAACCTTCTCTTTTACATCCATCATTTCGCCCCCTTCGGAGGTTCTGGCAACGGCATCCAGAACAAGACGTTCCCTAACCACGATAAAGTGCCGTCGCTCAACTCCACGTATTCCCCTTGCACCTGTCCTGCCATATACTCGCCGTGCTTTGAATAAATTAAAATCCAATCATCTTGAGGGGGCATTCGCTCACTACAGCTTATCCAACCATCCTGAGTTACCGGAAGCGAGAACGGCAGCACATCTCTGTGAACAAGTTTTTGCTGTGACAGGTTATCCAGAACTTTCTGTACTGCTGCATCACCGAATACACCAAGCGCATCTGCCATAACTCCTACAACCTGATAAGCCTCAGCGCATACCGTGGATAAACCATCCTGAGTTACCGGAGAGTTGCCGTGTTCTTTAATGTGCAAGCGAGGTTCACCATCTTTTGGCTCAGGCCACTGGCGCTCCATGTTGATCTTCAATTTATCTTCCATAGCAGCGGTAATTTCAGCATCGCTGATGCCAGCACGGCGCTGTGCATCCCACAACAGAAACTGCATATCAGCCCACTCGCTAAGATCGTCTGGTTCGGCTGCGGCTTCCAGTGCCTCTTTTGAGAGATGTTTCAGCGGGCCAACTGGACCAACACAGCCAAACGTCTTATCTGACCATTCAGCATGGCGCTGCCGGATTAAATTGCGCAATTGAAGCGATGATCCGTTCTCCTCTGACAACTCTTCATGATTACTTGCAGGTTCGACACCCTGAAGCATATCCGCGCGGCAGGCGTTAAGCGCGTTTTGCACGCGTTTAGCGTTCTGTACTTCGTATTTAGGTGCGGCTGCCAATGCCCATAGCCAACCAATTTCATAGCTATCAGCTTTTGATAGAGCACATTCCATTTCCAGTGTTATTTTCTTAGGTACGAGTTGCCAATCATCTGGCACTACTGGCGCTGGCGGGGCGGTGTAAAGCGGTGTTATTTCTACCCGAAAATCACCGACTTTATGCAGTCGCCCCCACCGTTCGGCTTCTGCTTTGTCAGAATACATAGCGGTGAACGTATTATATTCATGGTCAATTTGCGTGAAGGTTGCCTTCCACGCCACTGGCTCTGCTTCCAGCGATGCCAGCGCGATACGAAACACATTGGCAAGCAGGCTGTCTGAAGATTGGTTATCGTGCGCCGCATCGCTCAGAAAGCCAGTGATGAATGATTTAATCTCTGCGCTTTCTCTGGTAATAGTTGCCATATCTGTTTCCTTATGTGGGTTAATTTTATTGTGTAGCTTCCTGAATAGTGTAGGCACCTCACTCTCCTTTAGTGCGCAAGTAGTTTTTCCAGCGGTTTTGCGCCGCGCTGCGCTTATCTCGGACTCCCTCTCTGGCAATTCCAGAAAATGAAAACAACACCACACGGCGATTGCTAACTCTCAACCACTGGCTGGGGTAGCAAAATCTGTATACACGGGAGATAAGCATCTTAGCTTTACGGTTTTTCATCGTTTTGTTCTCCGATTAGTTCAGCCATTTTTATTACCGCCCTTTCGGGCGGCATCCCGACATTAATCGTTGTGGTAACTCATGGCTTCATTTGCAGCATCAACCGGATCAACCTCCCACCAGCAATAATTTGGGTCGGTTCCTTCAGGTGTCCACGGCTCTAATTCATTTTTTGCTACATTCTCGTCAGCAGTAATTTTAAAAATCTGCTCAGAGAATTTTTTTACCCACTCGTTATATTTTTCCGCGTTAATGGTTTTCTGTGTATTTAACATAGATATACCTCCGGTTAAGGATTAAATTTTATTTACAGTGCTGATTTAATATTCAGTTCTGGATTTTGTCGCTCTGCGTATCCGCGCTTTCGCGTTACGCTCAATCTGAATTAGCTTTTCTATATTTTTTCGCCTTTCCTGTTCCTCCTGGCGCAATAGTTTTACATCATCTGCCAGCCTGGTTTCTCTTTTCGCAACAGAGAGCATCCAGTCAAATGGCTCCACAACTGCACCGCAGATTTTACAGCGGACCTGACGCTCTTTTTCATCAACCCGGACAGAGGCATGATGGCAATATGGTCTTTCCGATGGTTCATAAAGAAAATTAACCTGATTACGTGGGTCATCCTCTTTTACCGGAAATAAAACAATATTACTTAACTCATCTTCTGGTTTTATTTCCATGCTCTTCTCCTTTGATGTGAATGCCAGCGTCAAACATCATATGCAGCTCTCCTTTTCGAAGCTGGGCGGCTAACTCATCACATATGTGCGTCAAAGAGCAAAGTTTGATTGATGGGTGTTCGCGCATCATCTCTACCCCCTGCGCCCGAGCTTCAGCCAGGAAAGCGTCGGTGGCTGGAATTTGCGGCATCCCTCCGTCTGTTGCGCAGATATACGCATCAGATATTTCATCCTGCTGGCCATCAAACACGTAGCAACAGCCCCTGATAAACAGCTTCATTGAGGCATTCTCCACTGCCAGCGCCGTGCGATTACCATCCAGCTCTGCAATGCGCTGTTTTGCGGCATCCAGTTCAATCGACAATTTTTCCAACTGCTCTTGATGCTTCTTGTATTCCTGATATGCGTGCCAAGACTGACCTTTGCGCACACTATCAGTGATATCAGTAATCTGTTCTGGTGTTAGCGTGGTCAGTGGCTGTGATGGGAAAATAAGCACTTTCCCGGAATCCCAATCAAAACCAGCGTGAATTGACTGAACCTCAACTGAAGGTGTTGAACCAATGCTGCCAGGCGAATGAACAACGATCGTTACATCCATATCGCGACGATGGCTGTGGTTGTTGGACAAAATACGATTCACCAACTCAGAAAATTTGGAAAATTTCATGCTGATTCCCCTTTCTCTGCTCTCTCCTGTCGGAACATCACTATCATCAGGTCGCCTTTTGTCGCTATCCTGGCTGTTGTACCTGGTTCAATGCGGCTAAGCTCAAATGCGTCATAGAACGCTTCTAATGCCTTCTGGCGTAGTTCCTGTTTGCGCCGTTTTTTCCACTGTTTTAGGAAAATGGAACCCAGCCATCGCCATGTACGGGACATGATGTAAAGCCAACCGAGAAGTGCCAGACCGGTATTTAGGAGCGTATCGATCGTTATTGTCGTGTCGATATTCACTGGCTGCTTCCTTTGCGAATCTGTTCCGCCCATTCTTCAAGGGATTTCTCCGCATATTCACCAGACAGGCCATCAATCGGATGCGCTTCATTAGCCAACTCTTCTTTCGCTGACAAAATCATGCGTGTAACGTCGAAAACTTCACGCAAAGACTTATTGATAAATCCGTGATTGAACGCAGCAGCAAGACGGCTGGCGGTATAGTTAATCCCCTCGTTGCGTGCTTCCGCACGAATTTCAGCCAGAAAAGCATCGGTAGCTGGAGTTTCGCTGTGGTGTAGGGCATCGTTGATAATCATTGCAGCAACACCAGCCTGCCCTGCATCCGTGACCGACACATGATCAAGAGTTACAGCCATTGCGTGTTTCAGCCCGGCGTTCTCTGCCACCAGAGCCGCGAGCTTAGTCTCAAGCGGTGCTATTCGGCACATAGCATCAATATTTGTGTCCTCCAGGCGCTTAATTTCACCAAGTAGCTCCAGTGCAACCTTTGGGTTGAATGCGGCAATATAACGAGCGTTGTTCTCTGCGTTTTTCAGTCCATCAAAGCCGGTCCATTTGATAACATCTTCACATCGTTTATCACCGGGCGTATGCACAGCATACGTACCTGTACCCGTCGAAATAAACGCGCCCCATTCGCCCTGTGTTGCCTGTTTTGCTATCTCACGTAGTGCCTGATAGTTAATTTTGCTCACTGGTTGCCTCCGCTTCCCACGTTTTCAGACTTTCACCACAGAACGGGCAAAATGAAACTCGAATCGGCGATTTAGAAAATTCACCAGACAGCAGCATGATCAGGTCTTGTGAATGAATTAATTCATGGTTATAGATTTTGTATTTCAGCAGACCTTTTCGCGTCGTGTATTCAGCGTCATGCTCCAGGGATTGTGCCAACGCCGCGCACGGTTCTATCTTGTTGCCATTAATTTGGCATTTTGACTCACTCACTGGTTGCCCCCTGAATACGCTCAAACTCTATTACCCACACCCAAGGATTAGCGTTCCAACTATCTTCGCCATAAATTGATTTCCATAGGCTGCGGAAACCTGGGTAATGCTTATCGCCAATGAGGGTCGATTCTGTTGGTGCGCCCTCAGCCCTTGCATCGCATTCGCTGATATCGTTCAACCGCTCAACGCGCACGTTGGTAATTTCCAGAAGAATGCGCGATGCCCAGCGCGGCATGTGAATTGATGGCGTCCACTTTTCTGATACTGGTTTATTACAAACCTCGACCGGAACCCGGTGCGTTTGTTCTGTCCAGGAGTTACGCACGCTTGCGCGATAAACCAGCGTTGCGACGTCCGTCGCTTTGCCATGTACCCGGTAGGTTTCGCGAACCCAAATACGATCGCCCGGTTGACCATATGGACAATGCTTAGCAAGCAACTCTGCGGCCACTGCACGTCCATAGAATTTTTCTTCAACAATCCTGCGAGTCTGTGTTTTATTCCCGCCAAGAATTGCCCGGACCATCTCATCGTTGAAAATCATGCCGCGCTCTTTCACTTCGCCTTTCATGCATCCCCCTTACCCATGCGCGACGATGCCGCCAAAAGTGATAGAGAACAGCCAGAAATAGATCGCGGCCATAATGATTTTGAATGCCGTGTTCATATTTTCAGCTCCTGTGATTGATTGGATACATGCCGCGCCTTGCGGCATGTTTTTATTTTTACTTTCTCTGTTTTAAAAATCAAGATTCATTAGAGCAATCATTGTTGATGAAGAAGCGCATTTTCATACTCCCTGACCATTAACGTAAGTACGCCGTGACTCCTGAAAACACGCGCCACTTCAATCTTATCTTCCAGCGCGAACGCAATTTTACTTAGACCAATTTTCTTCAGGAGATCAATCTTTGCTGGACCGTCATTTCTGTCATCGGTGGCAGGACGCATAGATAGCAAAGGCTCAGCCCCATTTGTTACGTGCTTACGCAACCAGGCTCGTGTTTTATCCCTGGCTATCTCACAGCGCCCGGTTACAAACCAGAGGGTGTAAATGCCGGACAACTGGCGCACCATATCAATAACTGGAGTGATGGGAGCATCAGTGTCACAGGCAAGGTTAAACTCGTTCCAGTGCTCTGTTAATGCACCTTTGCCAGGTGGTGGAAGTAAATGCAGCCTGTCTTCCGTTGCCTCTGATATCGTCCCATCAATATCTACTATGACGATGTACGGACGTTCCTGGTGTGCGTGTTTATTGAAAATACTCAAATACCCTCCTCATTGGACGAAAAAAATGCTGGTGGGCGCACTCCACCAGCATTAAAGGTGACACTGTAACTATCAGCGAACGTAAATAGTGCCGCCGTTCTCTTTTTCCCATGCATCGCTACGTGCATAGCAAACATCGAGAAGTCTTCTTGCCGCAGTTTCCTCTAAACCCAATTCGACAACCAACTGCTCATGACGGCGGGTAACCACATCAAACAGGGTATGCAGCCCTTTAGTTGCCAGATCATCAATGAATTCCGGTTCGAACGGCAGCTCTGCATCTGCTAACATAACCTCTTGCGCCCACTCAACTCGACGGACCAGTTCCGGGCGGCGGCTTTCCATCTCTTTACAGATCAATTCATGGAAGAACTCTACCCAACCTTCCGGCTGGAACTCGCGGAAAATTGCCAACGGCTGGAAGTTTGGCATCAACCATTCGTTGATTCGGATATCAATGGCATAGCCCATGTCGCAGCAGAACTGATAAGCAAAGTCCAGCTTAGAAACGATATAAGGACGCTCGTTATTGAACTCTTTAGGCGATGAGATCCCATAAGCCAGGAGGCGCGGGAAGAAGGAGATTTGCCCTAACGTCGGATGAAGTTTGCTTGCAGGGAAACGGCGCTCAGTAATGCCATACATTTCCTTCTTGAGCGTCGCAAATTTGGCATTCTCATTAACCAGCGCGGTAACCTCTGCTTTTTTATTAGCAAATGCCACGCGCGCTTCGCTTGCATCTTTAATAGTTTTTTTGAGCTGTTGGTTAAGGTCGGCGACCTGCTTACGCAGTTCCTGTCGCTCGCTTTTAGCTTTGTTATAGCGTTTCTCAAGGTTAAAAGGATCAAGTTTCATGATCTCTTTATATTGAGATTTTAGCGTTGAAATCTGTGAGTTCCGCAGTTCAACCATCGCGGTCATTTCATTGAGTTTTGTTTCCAGCTCAATGCTTATACGTTCGGCATTATCAGCACGCTGGTTGGCGTCATGCGTCGCATCTTCGATCGCGTCCTGTTGCTGGCGTTTCAAATGTTCAATTTCCAGCTGAAGCTCTTCAATTTCTTTACCCTTCAGACCGAGATCCAACTGCATATTTTCAGCTGCATCTACCAGGGAGTTATGGCTATCAGCTTCTGCGTTATAAACATCAATAAGCTGTGCGTGAAGCATCTCCGCTGACTGAACCGCATTATCAAAAAAACGTGCTGTGAGGTCATCACAACTAACGCGGCGTTGCGCGGCCCGGATGTTCTGGATAATGGCCGGGATACCGGCATTCAGGACATCAGGGATAGATACATTTTCGATTGATTGGTTTTGTGCTGAAGTGCTCATTTCAAAGTTCCGTATTAGCTTGTGCTTCGGTCATTTTTCCTAAGTATGAAGGAGGAAGGACTACGCAATTTGTATCCAGTCCCTCACCTATGGCAGCCTGTAAAATTCTGGCTAAGGTGAGTCTCTTGTTGCGATACCTGGTGATGACATGCCTGATACCGCCGGTCGGCGTAACAAAGGCGATCAGCCAGTAGTGATATTTCCGTCGGAATGGCCACATAGTGCACCTTATAGATTGCTCTAATAAAAAACGTGATGAGTGTACATCACGTTTCAAAAATATGGAATTATTAGAGCAATATTATTCTGATCCCTGCTCAAAAAACGAGCTAATGAGGGGAATCCAATCCTCTGACACTTCGCGAGGTCGCGGTTTGCCGTGGAAAAAAATTATTCGGCAGTCCTTTGGTAATGCCCCATTCCCCCTGGAGTAACGCGCGCTCGCATATTTTGAACCTGGTTCCACAACATCGGCCTTGTAACTTACAAACCATCCTGGATACAGATCCTGAAATGCTGGTGTATCATCGCCCATAACCTTCCGTAAGAACCCCTGATCACCCCAGCACTCAGTAGTGACACAACGAGAAATCCAACCTTCCGGATCTTGCCAGAATGAACTCCAGATATGCGCTTTTACACTATTTGGTATCCACAGGGCACCGCTGCCACGATATTGTGGATGGTAAAAATCCCTAAGCATGGTGAAGCTGGTTGGTGGATCCTCAAGGATTGGGCGTATATCACCGGCAATAACCGTGTCCAAATCCAGATAGAACAGATCATCGGTTATATCCGGTCGGAACAACTCGATTTTCGCCCACCAGCCACGGCACTTTTGCCACTGGTTGATCAATGGGACAACTTTGACGCCAGGTACATGTAAACGCTTCAGGTCTGTCAGGCAAATAATTTCATAGCCTTTTGGCAGTTGATTAACCAGCCACTGCACATCGGAAGCGTTATAGTCACCACCAGAGCGAAGAACTAAAGCAATCTTCATGCTGCACCATCACCTTTCACTTTCATCAATGTCAGGTTTCCGCAAAATACGGCACCAGTGTCGATATAATGCTGATTCCAGAATGTCTTCGGGCTTTTCACCGGAGTGTGACCAAAGATAAAACGATCTGCGCCCGAAATTTCGCCACCAATATCATCCATCGAATCACTGATACGCTCGCGCGCCCAGACAACGTTGAAAAGCGGCACCTCCTTACCGAATTGATATTCATTATCCGGATAGTCGGCATGGGCTATAACGATAGTTTCTTGCCCGGTGTTCAACTCAATGATATAGGGCAGACGCTTTACCAGCTCCACCAGCGCCCTGGCTAATATTTCCTGATCAGTGTCCAGCATGAAGAACCATTGTCCGCCATTCATTAGCCAGTTATTCACGTTGCCATCTGGACTTAACGCATCAATCATCAGCCGCTCATGGTTCCCCATCACTGCCCTGAACCAGGGCATCTGCAATAGTTCCAGACATTCGACATTTTCAGTACCGCGATCGATAAGGTCGCCGACCGATATCAGTAAATCCTGCGCCGGGTCAAAATCCACACGATGGAGTTCGGACATCAGTCTGGTGTAGCAACCATGCAGATCACCAACAACCCAGACATTCCTGTATTTGGTACCGTCGATACGGTGATAAATTGTGGGTGCCATCATGTATTCTTCAGCCATTCTTTAAGAGTCATCTGCGGAATACCTCCCATTTTCCCGCATGAAACAACGTCAATCTGTTCACGCGCAGACTGGAATAACAAAGGCAGGTGACTTAGATTTTTTGGCGTGCCGCCGGAATGAACGCGTGGTTCTTGCGTAGCGTCAACGCCCACCAGGGCTACATGTTTGAATCCGATATGGAAAGCCAGGTTCAGAGCACCATATGCACTATTGCCGCTGGCAATTTCATTCTCATCTTCGCAAAGGCCGAAATGTGCGGACCAGCGCCACGCCCACCACTCGGGAGAATTCGTATTTTTTGGCTCCGTGCCGCGCTCAGCCACACGACGGAAGCACAAAACGCCGTCTCTGACCTCACGTTCTTTAACATCGGGTAGCGCCATGCAATAACAAACACCACGGCGACGGCGGCCACGACCAACGCGCCGCATATTGTCTGGCGATGGATCAAGGGTGAAAAAATAAGAAGCGCGGTTAAGCCAGTCGATGGCCCCATTGACCGCTATAATCGGCACTCCGCGCGGCGCAACAAAGTTTGCGGCGCTTGGGCCACTGCCGACGATAATAACGCGATCACTGCCTCTAAATTTATTCTTGGGAAACATTGAATTGCACTGCTCCTACTTGCATTCAAAATATGTAAATCTGCGTGTTTTTTGCGGGTATCCAGGAACTGCTGTTGCCATTTTGAAATAGACACCTGCGTTGGATTCCGTAGAGCTTGAGGGTGCGCACCATGCCAATGAAGGCCGTTTTGCAGAGAACAGTCATAGCCGACTAATACCACTACTTCAGCCCCTGATTCAGCCGCCAGACTGATAGCCTGCGCGCCGCTATTTACCCCTTCCGCCGGTCCACAATATCGCCTGTACTCCAACGAAAATGATTTCGCCGCCGCCAGGTTGGCTGTCACTTTGCGGAACCTCCCTCCCGGTATGGTGGAACCGTATTGCTTCCACCATGACAAATCACCGGCGTATAAGGCATAAATGTCATCGAACATCTGCCAGGAATTGTTAACCGCGATGATTGAACAGCCAGTTTTTTCTATAGCAGCACAGTCCTCACGAGTGAGTGACGGACCGCTACCGACACAAAAAACAGTCCTAGTCGCCCTGGGTGGTATGTTCATTCTCAGCTGCAAATTCAGCCTCCAGGCGAGCATTCATTTCAGCGATTACAGGGTCCACTACAGCATCTGTTTCCTGTTTATTACGCGGCATGACCGATGCCAGCGACTCATAATTAACCTTGGATGACACGATTATTCTCCCGATGTTAAAGTGCACTACCACAAAGAGCGTATATGCACTAATTAATTTATTATTTTAAGCAGCATGCAACCACTTATCGCCGTTCAATACATGCTCAATAGCCTCACCCTTTTTAAGGCTTATGTATTCCAGGATGGCGGTAATCGCTTGTTCTGCACCATACGCAAGAACAACGTAGTAGCCTTCCTCTCTAAGCCTGCGCATCCAGGCGATCTGCTCTTTCGTCGGGGCTTTACCATTTGGTTCTTTAAGCTCAATTCGCATGCCGTGATAAATACCGCATGCTTTATCGAGACTCATGTCCGGATAACCTTTTTTCTGCCCTTCAGCCTTCATTTTCCCGGCGGTTGCTTTTGAACGCTTCCCTCCGTTAGGCGTTGCATGCAACAGCTCATAAATTTCAGGGTAATTGCGCTCGAAGTAATCAAAAATGAAAACCTGTTCGTAGTGCTCGCAATTTCCTACTCGCAGATCAGGATTTTTTGCCAGTGCTGCAAGCGCCTTCGCATGTGGCGAAACTTCTTTTACCGGGGCAAGTGATAAGAACGGATCCTTTTTGGGCTTTGGCTTAACCCATCCTTTCTGTCTGCGCTTACTGAAAGCCAGATACTCTTGCTCAGTAAAGCGCAACACAATCAGTCAAATCCTGCCGGTCGCATGCCATATTTACGCTGTTTTGCGGCCTGCTCTTCCCTGTGCCATTGCGCACACTCAGCGTCACAATAGATGCCTGATTCAATCGGTTCATTGCAGTAACGACACTTCCCTGTAAATACCTGACTCACGACCTGTGCCTGCTTTCTGATGTTATCGATGGCCATGTCTTTGAGAGCTTCTAACTGATTCATGCTCAGCTCTGCATCATCAACACGTTCTGCCAATTTTGTTTCCTCATGAAGAACCTACTTAAAGGCAGAATGATACATTTCACAACCAAAATTGCACTAATAATTTTCTTTTATTGAGTTAAATGATCAACAAATGACTAGCGGTAGAATCACCATCATCTATTTCTGGCAGGCTGACTATGGCTACATCAATCACTACAACCCAAAGCACCCGGCAATATCCTCTGTCGCGGTATGACGACCGCAACATAGCCGATCCAATACTCAGGGCAGAGCTACGCAAAGAGGTGATGCTTATGTGTGAATCGAACGACAAGAATCTGACGATTTATTACGTTCTTCCCGATGAGCAATATCGCCCGGATTTGCTGGCTTACCGTATGTGGGGCATAGCAGAGCTACGCTGGGTTGTGACGCTCGCCGCCGGGCTTGAGGATGAGTCTCAGGGTATGACTGTTGGCAAAAAATTAAAACTCCCACCTGCCACATGGATCCGCGAAATGATTCGCCATTTCCAATATGACGGCCAGGTGATAGGGACATTATCCATTGCGTAAGGGAAATGAATGCCAACTGAATATGCTCGCGACAACCTTGGTCGCTATCAGACTGATGGATTAAGTGCAAAAGACTTTAACAAGGTCTTCGATCTTATCCGTAAACAGCAGCGTCAGAATCGGCGAAACGCGCGACGTACACTCACCCCAAGGATTATGGGGATGCGTAACCGCGAACTTGAGGCATTCCTCAGCCTTGGGAAAAAGAAAGATGGCACCTACTTTACGCCCGAAGATATACGCAGCTTCAACACCTCAAGGCAGGCTCATAAAACAAAATTCAAGAGCACTGTACCCGGCATTACCTATGCTCAGCTGGTGGCGCAGTCCACCAGCATTGATATAAAACGCGCTAACAACAAAGTTTCTGATGGCACAGGGATCAAAGCCGCGACATTTCTCGGGCTAAAACACAACCTTGCATTGATATCTGTTAATGCCTCGGATGAGTCTGTCCACCAGCATCACCGTGTCAGAATTCGATTTGAGGAATGGGATAAAGCCGTTGAGGATATTGCTGAAGACGGTGCGAAAAAAGCTCGAATCGCTGCCGATCTCTGCAAGGGCCGGGTATCTTTCGACTGTGATTGTGGACGCCATCAATACTGGTACCGTTATATGGCCACGGCTGGTAACTATGCTGTCGCACCGCCAAAAGAGTATGCATTCCCCAAAATCCGCAACCCTGATCTGACTGGTGTGGCTTGCAAACATGTTTTGCACGCTATGACGCGTTTTCAGTCTCCCACATGGCACAAGGCCATCATTATTGCCCTGGAAAAAGCAGCTGAACAGGTGGCCTTCGGCGATGACAAGCGGAAGACAACAACCTATTTCAAAGGCGAACTGGCTAAATCGCTCGCGCGCAACCGGACAACAACGACGGATCAGGCTAAAGCGGCGCGTGAGTATGAGTTATATCTGAAATCTCAGGATGCATTAGGCAAAAAACTACGCGCCAAAGATAGCGCCACGGACAACGTTCGCCGGTTGTTAAAAAAAGCTCGCACCACGGCAAACAGGAAGAATGCCGAACTAAAAGCATCGCGGGTGAGGGAAGCCCAGGCTCGCGCTGAAGCCGACGCTCTCAAAAAAGCCCTGCAAACGCAGGCGAACAACCTCATAAAGTTTTTCATGAGTCAGGGAATGGACAAGGCCGCTGCCACCGCGCAGGCGCGAAGCATTCTTGAGACACAAATTAATGAAGCCCGTAAACGGAAAGGATAATCGATGGCTGGTTTCTTTGATGACATGTTTGAGGACACAGAACCATCACAACAAGTGACTGGTGATAACCTCCCGGACACCGAATCGGATCCGGATATTCCAGGCGAAGGTTCTGAACTGATTGAAGAGGAAGATATTGATGCTGAAATCGAAACCGATGGTGTTAACGTTGGTAATATTGTTGATCCTGTGGAGGACAATCACCTTCCCAATCTGGATCACGGCCTGCTTAGTGATTCTGGTGTGCGCCACCGTTATCAAGGTCATGCAGTTTTTAATAACCTTGTGCGGATGGACTGGCTCAAAGCAATCAAGCTAGACCCTGACTCATTCGATGCAGTTCTGTATCGCGCAATACCTTACAGAAACAAAAATGCACCTGAAACGGTACCTGAAATAATAGAACCGAACCAACGCATATATGACTATCAGGATCCAGAACTGATAACGGCCCTCGACTGCCCGGATGAGATGGACGCCTTCTACGCGCTATACGACGGCAGTGATAATACGGGAATTAGCGACAGTGCTTTAATCCTTCGGTTAGCCGCCGTCAATGTGCCAGTGGGTTCTATGCTCGAATGGCTGGAACAGCTGTCAGACGGCACAACCATTCGCCGCTTCTGGTACATCCATAAAATATTCAATTACGGCACTGCCAGGGTAGGCAGTTTGTTTTATTGCGTGCCTTCACGCGCCTTTGAAGGGAATTTCATCGGTGATTCTGAATAATCAGGAATGGCTACTGGCCATCTTTAAGAAAAAAGGTCTTACTCCAACCGGTAAGCTGGAATTTGCCACTATTGATGGCATTGATTCGGCGCTCGCACAGGCTTTAAACGAAGCGTTCGACTCACAAGTTGTCAGCTTTAATGATCGCATTAACCAGTCGTTCCGGGAGTTCCTGAAACGCACACCAAGAGATCGCATAACGCTCGGCACTTTTAGTGATGTGAAGGAGTGGTTGTCGTCATTTGAAGCCGATCGCGCCGGGCGCAAAGATACAGCCTCTGCTGGCCCGGTAAATAAGCTGGCAATGCCGCTTGTGAATCTGTCTCGTTCTCCCGCGTTTTCAATTTATGAAGGTGAACTGTGCCGGGATAATTACGATGAAGGGCATGTCACCAATGAAAATGATGAGATTGAAGCCCTGGTATCGACTATCCCTTTCTCACTGGAATATTCGCTATGGATCGCCAGTGACGAGAAGGAATCTCTTGGGATGGTTACAACTGCATTAGCATTCTGGCTACGAATGTATGCCAGCCTCGGGCAGGCATCTTTCACTCACATTGCCAATGTCGGCGGTTATGAGATACCGGTTACCTGTTACATAGAAGGGCAAAAATCAATCGCATTTCAGGATCTGACCACCGGCACCGCCGATAACAGGCTGTTCGCGGTTGGATTGAACCTCACAGTAGTGGCGGAGCTTCCTATCCTGGCTTATATGCAGCAAACCACCGGCACCATAACGGTAAAAGCGAAAATTCTGGAGGAATGAGATGGCCACAAAGACCACCACAGCCCCAGAAACTGATTCAAAACGCACTCAGCTATTCCTGCAATCTGTTTCAATTGGGCAGAACGAAATCCCTCGCGAAATGATCGTAGGATGTACCTATGTCGAACCCGGGGAGCTATCTGGTCCCCAGCTTATGCTCATGGTCAGGGATTCAACGGCTTACGTGGTCAATAAGCTGGGGGTGAAATTTGGAACAATACTGACTGTTTCACTTGGTGATCCGGAAGGTCATGGCGGCATCCTGTTCTCGGAAGAGTTCTTCGTTCTTAAAGCGCCGCGCAAGGACGATACCGTACTGATTTACGCGTTTAGTAACCCGGTGCGGTTATTGAAAGTTCCGTCCACCAGCGCACAGTATTTTGTTGATAAGCCCCCATCAGCCGTAGTTTCCACTCTTGCCCCTGGTCTGAAGGTAAATGCTGATTCATTCAGAAAAACATCCACATACCACCTAAATGTTGGAGAAAAACCGACCAAGGTATTGCAGGAGATAGCCCGGGATACCGGTTCTATGTGCTGGGCATCCAGGGGGACGATCAATTTTAAAAGTATGGAAAAAATGGCAAACGCCGCTCCATCTCTTACTTATGAGTCCGCCAATCCCAACACATCCGGATTTACAATTAGTCAGTTCAACATCCTGAATGCCGATTATGAATACCAGCGCCGCCACAATTACAGAATGGCCAGTTATGACATGACCAAAGGTGTGGTTTACTCAGGTAACCAGGAAGACCCCATTAAATTTACGAGCAATCCCGATCCTACCGCGCTGGCGAACTACAACAAATTCATTCTCCCCCGCCTCGATATGCTGGTGGAAGGAAATGCCGCGCTAACTCCGGGTACGACGCTGAAAATTGTCGTGCATAACACGGCTGGTGACGGAGAACTCGATGAATCTATCCCTGACAAAATGATAGTGATGTCCGTGACTCATTTCGAAGACCGCTTTCGTTTTGTCAGCCGTGCACAGTTAGGAGTGGTGAATGGGTAGTTTGACAGGGAAGTATCGGGCTGTAGTGATAAGCGTCGATGACCCTAAAGGTCTGATGCGTACACAAATACGTGTTGTCGGCATGATGGATGGGTTACCAGATGCCTCATTGCCGTGGGCAGAAGCTATATTGTCCAATGCAAACACGTTTTCACCATTTCTGCCCGGCGATAAAGTATGGGTAGAATTTCCCTACAATGGGGATTCGCGATGGCCATTGATAATCGGTTATGCACAGGATGCATCCGGTGGCGCTCCCAATGTGCCGCCTGAAGCGTCAGGACAAGGTGAAGGCTATGTACCGCCTGAAGTTGAAGGTGCACCAGCACAACCATCAACCAGCGCCAAAAAAGACTTTATTTCTTCGCGGAACGGACTAATGGAGATCCGGACGGCGGGCGGAGCCTGGGCCGTTACGCACTTGAAAAGTGGAACAACAATCGGGTTCAACGAGGCCGGGGAGTTATATGCCATTTCTCAAGGTCCGGCATTCATCTCTTCCGCAGGAAATCTCGATATAAAGTCAGGCGCGGATGTCGCCCTGAAGGCGGGGGGAAGTATGGCGATAGAGGCCAGCGGGAACCTATCCATAAAAGCCGCTCAAGTCTCTGTTGACAAGGCTTAAGAAAAGCCCGGCGTTCGGGCTTTTCTGTTATGACGGGTTCAATTTTTTATCCGTTACCGCGCGACGGTTTCTGCGTGATAAACGTCTCAAGCATCTTTTCCGCAATTGCCGACCAGGTGTGACACTGGACCTTTTCAGCATTTTTCACGCGATCAACGCGAGCAATAACCTCATCCCAATCAATCCGCGACTTGATAACCATATGGTTCACCAAAGCCAAGCGATCTGGCGGAAGGCAATCGGGAGGCGTTAATACCAACGCCCCGCACATTGCCGCCTCAAGTACAGTTAATCCAAGGCTTTCGGGATGCGTAACGATAAACACGTCACTCTTACGCAATTCAGCTGCAAATTCGGTTGCTGGTACCGGCGTCCGTCTGTATGGGGTTACCGATATATTCCCCGGATCAATGGTAATCAATCCGTCATCGGTCAACGTTCTGGCCTCATACGGAACGGTCAGACGCTGAAGGTTCATAAGGATACTTAAGGAGTGATCAAACCCACTAACATCAAATGCAGCGTGGTCTACAAAAATACGCAGAACATCGTCTGTTTTGGTTTCCAGATGGAACAGATCCTGATTCGCTGCCCATCCAACATGTTTGTTAAAGCGATTATGACGTTCTAACCGACCGGGATTATCCAGGTACCGCCAGGTATCATCGCGGACAGTAAAAGTAATATCGACTGGTGCCGAATCCAGCATAGAACCGTCATATACCTGGGCTACCCATCCAGAGAATCGGCGACACAGTTGCATGCCTATTTCCCTGGGTACCGTAGTAAAATACCTCAATCCTGGTGCCAAAATGGCCTTCGCAGAACATGCTGTCGCAGCAGTCAACACAGCTTCAACATAATCCTCGGGGCTTTCGACGCCAGGGGAATATGGACGATGGTATTGCAATGTTACCCCTGCCTCACTAAAGGCGCAGGCCAGGTTATAAGACCACATTTCCGTATATGTTTTCACATCACTGATGGCTGCAAATTTTCGCCCAATGATCAGGATGTTCATCGGCTTTTCCTCATTCCATTGCATTAATAATCCTCTTGCCAGTCAGCACCAGCATAGTTATCAAACCGTGAGTATTGGCCGTTAAAAGCCAATCTCACCGTGCCAATTGGGCCATTTCGTTGCTTACCGATAATCAGCTCGGCAATGCCCTTCATTTCGCTATCCGGGTGATAAACTTCGTCGCGATACAGAAACATGATCAGGTCTGCGTCCTGCTCAATTGCTCCTGATTCACGTAAATCTGAATTTACCGGTCGTTTGTCCGCACGCTGTTCAAGCGATCGATTAAGTTGTGACAATGCCACCACCGGTACTTGTAATTCCTTCGCCAAAGCCTTCAGTGAGCGAGAAATCTCGGCAATTTCCAGCGTTCGGTTATCTTGCAGCTCGGGGACGCGCATAAGTTGCAGGTAGTCGATCATAATCATGCTCAAACCACCATTTTCTTTATAAACACGACGAGCGCGGGAACGAAGCTCTGTAGGTGTCAGGGCGCTTGAGTCATCAATAAAAATATTCTGCTTGTCCAACAGAATCCCCATTGCGCCAGAAACCCGCGCCCAATCCTCGTCGTTAAGTTGCCCTGTTCGAATACGAGTCTGATCAACGCGTGCAAGAGAAGCCAGTGAGCGCATCATCAGCTGGTGGCTCGGCATCTCAAGGCTAAAAACCAATACGGGCTTATCGTTACGGACCGCGGCATTTTCGACGAGATTCATCGCAAACGTAGTCTTCCCCATCGATGGGCGGGCGGCGACAATAATGAGATCGGACGCCTGAAGTCCTGCCGTCTTCTTATTGAGATCGGTAAATCCGGTATCAAGCCCCGTTACACCATCATGCGGTCGCTGAAACAACTCTTCTATGCGAGATACCGTTGCATCGAGAATGCTGGCGATATCTTTTGGACCACTACCGCTCTTTTGTCGTTTTTCAGCTATTTCAAAAACGCGGCGCTCGGCCATATCCAGCAATTCATTGCTGCCCCTGCCATCCTGCGCATATCCAGCTTCAGCTATTTCATTTGCGACGGAAATCATTTCACGAACAACCGCGCGTTCACGAACGATATCCGCATAAGCACAAATATTTGCCGCGCTGGGCGTGTTCTTTGACATCTCCGCAAGGTACGCAAAACCACCGGCGCGTTCTAATTTACCGTTCTGTTCAAGTGCTTCAGCAAGTGTTATCAAATCAATCGGTTTGCCATGACTTAATAACCTCTCCATCTCACTGAAAATTTCACGATGAGCACTGGTATAAAAATCATCAGCAACTATACGATCTGCAACTTCATCCCAGCGGCAGTTATCAAGCATTAAGCCACCAAGTACAGCTTGTTCTGCACTAAGGGAATTTGGCATGGATTCAAGAGGGGATGCAGACATTAGCACTCCACCCAGGCGTGCTGAATGTCAGATATAATCGGCATACTCAAATCACTCCTAACGATATGAGTCATCACCAGAAAATCAGGATTAATGCGCCGGACTCTTCCCGGCTGTCACACCGAATCGCCAGGATGGTGAATCCGCAGTCCGACGCTATGAACGGGGCTTGCACATTCCGGCTACCTGGTTTGTTGCCTGAGCTAGGGGAAAGGTTACCCCTTTAACGTCACCAGACCGCTAACGACGCATGTGCCAGACGCCGTGTTACAACCAAATATGGTGGCCCCTACCGGACTTGAACCGGTGACCGTGCGATTATGAGTCGCCAGCTCTAACCACTGAGCTAAGGGGCCGGATTACTGTTTACTAAGTGCTTCAATGGCGCTAACAATGCCGCCTACAACTATGGCAACAATAATAATGAGAACAATTGGATACTTGTCAGCAAAATCCCAGAAGCCCATCACTGATCCTTCGAAGCTGTTTTAAATATCGGCCATACCAATGTTACAGCTACTGCCACCAACGCCCCGTCCGATAAAACTGACAGGATTGTGCTGGTGAAATCCACCAGCACGGACAGCAAGAGAAAACCAATGGCGATTGCGATACGTGCCTTGCTTGCCATTACAGATAATCTTCCACACGAAGACCTAAACGACGGCCTACTTCTTCCAGTACTTTGTGTTCTGCTGGCTCGATTTCACCGTCCGCTTCTGCAATTGTCAGCATGTTAACGAATACTTCTTCCGCTTCTTTTGGATCGTTTTTGATATCTTCAATTTCGCGAAGGATATTCATGCGACCAACACGGAAGCCAGCTTCCAGTTGCTCGGTAAAGCGGGTAATTGTTGCAGTAATTTCGTTACCAAAATGACTAAGACGCGGATTAGAGCGGACAAGCTGATCAAGTTTCGCTGTTTCTTCTTTTTCGATTTCACCATCAGCGGCAGACACCAACAAACAGCCACCGATAATGGCCTCCATCAGATCGCGATTCTCAACTTTTTTCAGCTCTACTTTTGCAGAAGCGACTTTCTTGCCGAACAATTTACCGAACATTGGTTATCCCTCAATAAAAGTGACATATTTATTAGATTGCGGTGCCGGGTTCCTCCCGGTGTCCTTTGGCTGGTTATCCACCGTGGACGTGGAAACAAGGAGAAATAATGGACAGATATAACCATTTCCCCGCGTGCGCTTAGCCGCATTCACCGCAACGGAAAGAGCATTCTTGGTGGACCTGTAGATTGGGATATGAACCCGTTACAGGAGAATGCTCTTACCTGTTACGTGCTCCGTTTCATGGAGCTAACGGCGGGTGATCGGGCCGCACCAGACTGGACTTATTTCAGCGTTATGCTCATGCCAGAGAATCAAACTGTGATGGTCGGTGCTGAACTCCGACACAGGGTTGTAGCAAGCCCCGCAAAGCGCGCACTACTGTAGTTGCGGCACATCAGACTGTGCATTCACCACAATGTTGAGAACACTGGTTGTCACGCTGCAACGCAACATTTATTCGTAGATTGGGATATGACCCCGTTACGCCAGTGTTCTCAACGTTGTAGTGCCGGTTACGGTTCCGGCCAGGCCTCTTCCTCAACGGGGTGTTCTCCATACGGACTACCGTTTATTGGTCGTTCCTGCGGTTTATGTTGTGAAGCCAGATGCTTATCTTCTGGTTGCTTCAAAGAGCTGCACTTCATCACAACGGTAAGAGCACTCGATGCATTTAAGCCAAGCCCCATAAGGGAGAATGCCCTTACCTGTTGTGTTGTGATGACCGGTGCTGATCTCCGGCTTGCGGTTATTTCAGACTCTCACGGGCGTTTAATTGCCCCGCCGAACAGCTCTTTTCCGCAATAGCTGCAATGTCTTTCGCGCATCAGCCTGCGCATTCATCACAACGGTAAGGGTACTTCGTAGGGATTCGAACCCTCTGCTGCCAAGCTCGGCGATCTCCGACGTCGCAAAATACCCTTACCTGTTGTGCTGGTGCCGATTAACGGACTCGAACCGCTGACATCCTGCTTACAAGGCAGGCGCTCTACCAACTGAGCTAAACCGGCATTGGCGATGGTGGATGGATTTGAACCATCGACCCGTTGATTAACAGTCAACCGCTCTAACCGCTGAGCTACACCATCACTTGCCGGGTACGTCTCCGGCGAGGGCTTCCACCTCCGTATGCTTTTCGGCGCACCGCGCCCTAGCTGCAATTCGGTAACAGGGGATGCACAACCCTGGCTTCCAGCGTGATTAGCGCCTTCAGCATGACGGGATATACCCGTAAATTCGTGGAACTGTACCCAAAGTGCTGTTAAGCACCGCTGTTACGCTGAAAAGAAAACGCAACAGGAAAGGACGCTGACCAACAGATGGCCCCTTCTCGTTCATCTGGTTAATCACACCAGCGCCCTTACCTGTTGTGCCTCCCCGTTCCCTAATACACAGACGGGGACACTCTGCGGTCGATTTTTTTGACGGGGGACGACTCATACCCCGTGGCATCTGGCTTCTTAGGCCGCTACCATCATCAGATCATCGTTTGCATTTACTTTAATGGTCAGTTTCTAAACCGCCGCAAAGTCGCTAACCATGACGAAAACCCTGAAAAAAACGCCCACCCGAAGATGGGCAAACTGGAAGCTCGTAACGCACTTCGGCGTTGCCACTTAGGCGCATGGTCAACCTGGCAACTCGGTGGTTTGTCTGGGAGGACTAGGCCCAGCCATGCTTACCGCCGCGCCTGTCGCGGCTAACAGCTAAATCGCTCTATAAATCACGATTCATTGAGGCGATATTACACTAATAAATTTATTAGAGCAATATGCCAAAAACGTCATGAGCTACACCTCGAGTGTCCCCCTTACAAGACACAGAACGTCTGGCAAAAAGAGGTTCCACTCTGAAGCCACTGTCATGATAAAGCTCTCTGATGTTTGGCGCGCCACTGTTAGTAATGAGAACCTTTGCACCTCGACGATGAGCATCCGTCAACAGAGACACCAGGCGTTTTTGCTCTTCAAACTTAAAGTCATGACCGGAATAGTTCGTGAATCCCTCTGTATTTGGAAGCGGTTCATACGGCGGATCGCAAAAGATGACATCTCCTTCTCCGGCAGCTTCAATCACCGCTGCAAAATCACCGCATACAAACTCAGACCGCCCTTCCGCACCGAGGAAGGCTTCCATCTCCTGTAATGGGAAATACGGAGTTTTATACTTCCCATAACCGACATTGAACTCACCGGCCTGGTTGTAACGCGTCAATCCGTTAAAACAATGTCGGTTCAGGAACAAAAACGCCGCTGCGCGATGTAAATCATCATAGACTTGTTTGTTAAACGCATTCCGTACTGCCAAGTATCCCTCCCGGGTGTTGTAGTCCAGGAAAAAACGATGTGCCAGAGTGATAAGTGAATGCTCCTCGCGTTGCAGAGTCTTGTAAAAGTTAATCAGGTCAGCATTCACATCATTTAGCAGATTTTCCTGGTATCCGGCATTCATGAAGACAGCTCCGCCACCGACGAAAGGTTCAATCAGGCGATTCCCTTCTGGCAAATAGCGAAAGATTTGTTCCAGAACACCAAATTTTCCACCAGCCCATTTGAATATGGACCGTTCGAATTCTGCCGCTGGTTTAACTTTTCGCTCTTTTGTTTCATTCCCTTCATTCTGCCGACATGCAGCCTTGGTAATCCGATCGCCAATCCAGCGCATTACTGGTATCGCCATACTATTGCCGATCGCTTTGTAACGCGGTCCGTCAGCTGCAAGCATCGCGGCCTCTTCTTCGCTCAAATCAGGATAGTTTTTGCGAAGGTATGCCAGTTCATCTGAAGAAACTTTTTTACGCTTTTCCGTAGGGATCAATGTATGTCCATCAGGAAAACCTTGCAGCCTTTCACATTCGACAGGGGTAAGACGGCGGACAGCTACTTCTGCGTTTCTTACTTCATAGCAAACAGCTGTTGGATTTTTAGCCATTAGAGATGGTGAAGTATTCTTAGTTGCAGCATGTTGTGTACCGCTCATACGCTCAGGAAAAGCCAATGTAACAAGATGCTCATGGCTTTCTTGCTCACGTGCCCGCAATGTACCATGCCCTTCTGACCAAAAACCTGCTCCTGTGCTGCTAAAAACGGCAAGGTCAGTGGCATCTTTAAAATCTCTTGCCTTTACTGTCGATGCGGTTTCATCGTCAATATATTCCCCAAATGCCGCCATCCTGAAAGCGTTTACGGCTTTCGTCGATTTCATACCGGGTGGCATGTCAGCGTGTAGGCATGGATTTAGGCTTTCGCCACTGATTGCAGCGCCATTTGCAATAATGGCGGAAGCGATTTCCTTCTTTTTTCGGCTCGGCGCAATATTCCGGCGCACGCCTTCGAACTCAAAAAGTACCGTTGCGGGATCGAGGTCTGTTCGAGCACTTGCGACAACAAACACGCGTCGGCGTCGTTGTGCCACTCCGAAGTATTGGGCATCAAGGATTCTCCAGGCCACCTTTCGCTGCGGTCCATAAATACAACCACACTGCGGCCACTTTGGAGCATGGCAACCGGTTTTGCCATCCCACCGCCAGAACGCGTTACTTTTTCCTGATTCAGGTCGATCACCTGGTTCAAATGGCGCATCTTCTCCAGCCAATCCGGCAAGGAAACATCCGAAGGCGTTATCTGCCGATGACAGGACTCCTGGGACATTTTCCCAGACGATAACTGTCGGTTTGAGGAAGGACTCAGACCGTTTGTCGTCAATTGCATTTGCAAGCTCCACATACTTCAAAGTTAGCGCGCCGCGTTCATCATCAAGCCCACCACGTAAGCCCGCGATACTGAATGCCTGACAAGGCGTACCCCCGACGAGCACATCAGGGGATTCGATTTCCCCAGCCAGGACTTTTTGGGCAAGTTTTGTCATGTCGCCAAGGTTGGCGACATGGGGCCAGCGGTGCGCAAGAACGGCAGATGGAAAAGGCTCGATTTCAGCAAACCACGCCGGACGCATACCCAACGGTTCCCAGGCAATACTCGCGGCTTCAATTCCACTGCAAACAGATCCATAGCACAGCTCTTTCACTGCTTAGCCTCTCCACCAAGGGCATTTACCAGAGCATCAACCAGGCACGAAATTTCACTGGTCAACAGGAAGAAATCTGCGTCCAGTCGCTGCGCAACATCTTCACTATCAATATCAGAGTTCTGCTCAAGCAATTCATCCGCAAATTTGACGCTGGTAAGGCTGAAGTTATGGTCCAGTGTAAATTTAATGCGGTTCTGCCAGTCGAGTGCCAACTTAGTGACGAGCTTGCCAGCTTCCAGGTGTGTGGAAATTTCATCGCTTCCCAAATCCTGCTTTTTCACTCGGGCAATACCGCCATCCTCAAGCACTGCCTTAAGTTCTGCCGCATCCCCCATTTGAAATCCCTGTGGAGCACTACCATCACGTACCCAGTCGGTCAGCGTTAATTCAATGGGATTTTCAACACTCAGGGGAACAACAGGAAGAGAACCAAGAGACTTACGCATAAGCGCGAGCATATCCTCTGCCTGCCGCGCGCTGGCATTGATATAGATACGTTTAGTTGAACCGTCGTAGATCGCCTGGATAACAGAAAACTTTGAAAAAGCCCGTGGCAGAAGAGAATGCAGAACTTCGTCTTTCAGGGAGTCCTTCTCTGTTTTCTTCAGTTTACGCGCTTGTTCTTGCTCAAGTTTTTCAATTTTTTCTTGAATAGCTCGCTGGATAACCGGCGGGGGAAGAATTTTTGTTTCGCGCTTTGCTTCAACAAGGATAAAACCATTTCCATGCATAGCGATAACTTCGGAATTATCACCAAATGGCGATACAAAACCGAACTTGGCCATATCCTGACTACCGCATGGCGTGAAAAGGATCATTTTCTTTTTATCTTCTAAGTCGGTCAGATCCGCCTCACGAGAAAGTTTATAAATAGTAATGTTTTTCCAGTGCTTAAACATGTTGTAACCCTTGAATATCAACCACAGAAAGCTCGTCTTTGTAGAAAAAGGCCAGGTTGTGGCCCCCCCTCGTTTGAGCGTATGAGCTGGGACCAATTTCGTTCTTCCAGACAAATGGCTTCAAATCCGTACGGCGAAGCATAAAAACGCGATTTGTTCCGCTCTGATTCCCAATGAGGCAAAAGCCTTCTTTCACCTTGATAGCCTGCAAGTTGTCGAGTTCACCGCTGGTTACACGGCTATCGAACTCCTTGCGGCTTATTAGCTCCATCTGCATCTGACGACTCCAAACAAATGCCCATTGAAGGGCGATGGCTGAATGGTACCGAAAACACGACATAAAAAACAATATTTATTAGAGCAATTTTGTAATAAGTAAACGCCATACAGACCACAAATAACCTAAGTTAAAATAACGAAAATCAGAGCAAATCATTGGTGGTGATGTGGCGAGTATTGCAACAAAAGACAGCATTTGTTCGGGGCACGGAGGATTCCCATCCAGGCCTCCCGTAGAGAGCGAACCACTACTTAAAGTCAACGGAGTCGAAGTGTTAGTTGATGGTAAGCAATATGCACAGCATACCGATGGGAACAGCACGCACGGCGGGCAAGCTATATCAACCAGGGCATGGTTTACCGTCAACGGGAAAGGGATCGTATGCGTTGGTGATCCTGTTTCATGCGGCTCTACCGTTGCAGCCGGAGACGGCCTGGTTCAGGTAAGTTAGGAGATATCATGCTGGAAAAAGACTACCAGTTATCCGCATATAAAAAATTGTCCGCCGCCGGTGGGATGAAAACACCTGGTGCCATAACATCGGCACGAAACAGTGCTAACACAGCAAAACTGCTTGCAGAAGAATTGACCGGATTAATTCTGGATACAATTGTCTATCCCGACACTATTACCAGCTATGTTTCAACGATCAGAACAACCGCAACTGGTTTAACGAATATTGGAGGGCTGGCAACTCAGCACGCGGACCTGTTGGCTGGTTATGCTGATCTGTCAATGCTCCTTCAACTCGATATTGGTTGGGATGTTTACTGTCGTGCTAATGAGCGAGAAGTTTCAGAACTGCCGATCTCTATTGCCATTGGTGACGCGACTACAACGAAATCGCTTGAGGACTCTGTAAATGCGCTTAATACGTCGAGTTTAGTCGCTGCTATGGGGGACATTAACCAGACCCTTAACACAGGCTCAGGAAGCTCGTCAGGCTCTGATTCAGGTGGCGGCGCAGTCACTCCCCCACCAGCACTGACAGAACAACAAGTTGAAGCACTGAAGGAAGCAACTGAACAATTTGGTGCTTTTTTCGACCAGACAACGGTACCGGTAGCAGCATTGCAACAGCAGTATGAACGAGCGAAGGAAAGCGCCAGCGTAGCCATAACTGCTTATAACCATGCTATCGGTACCGCGCTTGCGGAAGCATCAGCAAATAAGGCCAGCACAGCCAGCGCAGTCGCCGCTTTGGTTCCTGATTCTGTTCTTGATGAATTAAACAAAGCGGCACAGTAACAAAGGACTTCATTGATAATTTTTCTTCAGGAGGAAGACATGTCATTCTTTTCTACGTTAAAAACAGCTTTGTCTTTGAAGGAGAAACTTGCTGCTACTGGTGTTCTTGTTCTGATTTGCGCACTTGTTGGTGCCGGGTTTGCATGGGAACGTCATCAGCTAAAGCAAGCCTTGGATAAAATTGGCAGTCTTGATCAGGCTGTTAAGGAACGTGATAAGTCAATAATGGATCTTAACCAGACCATTGAGACGATGAACAAAGCAGATCAACATTTTCACAGCCAGGAAGTGAAAAATGAATCAGAACAAGCCAAGTATGCTGACAGGCAAATGGAACGAAAAGCAGAAGTTCAGAAACAACTGGTTGCGGCGGGTAATGTTCGCCAGCGCATTCCTGCTGACACTCAGCGGTTGCTCCGGGAGTCGATCAGCGAATTTAACGCCGACGCCGACAAAGGTTAACCACCCTGCCCCCAAAAGTGCGTTTATGTGCAGGATGCCAGAGTTTAGCAGTGAATATTTTGATGATCTGCCAGCCTATATCCTTGATACAGAAACGATGCTGATGGGGATTAACAGGAAGAATCGCAACGTTAATGATTACAACCGCGCTATCAGCGGTAACTAAAAGGGATTTTTATGTCTGATAAAGTAACAGTAAAGCAAACTATCAACAAAGCGACTTCAATCTACAAAATTGAGCAAATCACTGTTGGCAAGCCAGGATCTGAACAATACCGTCATGCTTTCGAGCTTGCCGATCAGCTTGGTTTAAAACACCCGGATTGCATCGAGCATGTATTTCCGACCTATGCTGATGAGCAATGTACTCATGTTCTTACCGAAGAGGATTTTTTCAGCACTGAAGAACGAGAAGGCGTTGATCGTTGCATTGGTGTGATTTGCTCTTCAGTGAGTTATGAGTTATTCCCTAATGTCCATGAAAATGGTGGTATTGGATACCAATTTCTGTACGAAGGCGATGAGCTTAAATGTTATGAACATGGTCTTCTTATCGAAAGCGTAGAATAATACCCTTCCTTCCAACCGGCTATGTTGGCCGGTTTATTCAACTTATCCACAGCATAGATCCAATAAACAGATCCTAAAGAGAACCTAGGAAGATCCAAAGAAGATCCCGGATCGCTGTAAGCCGCGCCATTTATGGCCTGAAATGGGATCAACATTGACTATACGCGATTTTATGTTGACTGTGCACGATTTATTGTTGACTGCACGCGATTTATTGTTGACTATACGCGACAGAAACATTGACTGTACGCGATTTTAGAGCCTGACTATTCACAGTTGTTGATAACTGCAATCCAGATGACGCCAGGCCGCGCCACATATGGAGAAACCACGATGCCGGAAGAAAATAAAGGCTTCCTTAGCGTTGAAGAAGTTGCAGGAAATACAGGAGAAATCCACAGCCTGAAACCCAATAACAATAGCACTATACAACCCATCGCTTTGTTGCGCTTAGGTGTGTTTGTGCCAACCTTAAAATCTACCAATGTGGCACTACGTCGCGGATCGTCAGTTACTACAAACACAACGAACGCAACCGAAGAACTATCAAGCCTCAAAATTGTTGAGCAGGAAGGCTATGAGGGAATTGAAATTCATGGTCCACGCCTGGATATGGATACTGATTTTAAGGTGTGGGTGGGCATAACCTCCGCGTTGTTTGACTACGCACCTGATGATGACGGCATAATCACCCTGCCATTCTCCGAGTTTGCCGATCGATGCGGCTATCCACGTAAGCGCCTTTCAAAGGCGTTCCGTAAAAGTATTGATGACTCTCTGACACGCATTCAGCAGACAGTTGTCAAATTCCGCTTCCCGGCGGCAAAAGGTCATCTCAATAACATTAACGTCAACTTGTTGGCATATAGCAGCCTGAATACCGAGCTTGATGTTATCGAGATCCAGCCGCAGAAACAGCTATCTGAACTTTACTATGTTGACTATAAGCGAATCCTGAAGCTGAAGATGCTGGATAAGCTCGGGCGCAAAGAGACGGCCAAGGTACTGTATACATTCTTTGAGGCTCTACCCGCCAACCCGGCACCTGTCAGCATTGAGCGCCTTAGAGCAAGGCTTAATCTCAAATCATCCGTTAGCGTGCAAAATAGCGTTATCAGAAAAGCCATGAAAGATTTGGAAGCTATTGAATATCTTAAATTTTCAGAGATAAAAAACGGCAGGAAAATCGGCTTCCAGATCCATAAGCGCAATCCATAATATTGACTATATGCGATAGCGAGAAGTTGACTATAGGCGACATTCGTTGACGCTGGTGGATTTTTGCTGGCGTCAATATTCTGCAAGTCGCTATTGAGATGGCTTTTAGGGTCATTTCATCGCGTATAGTCAACGTTTCTCCCGACAATATCTTACATAGTCGATCTTTGGTGGAGTTAAATCGACTACAGTCAACTTTTGACTGTAGTCACATCGCGCATAGTCAACTATTCACATTAACTTTCGCGCATAGTCAACATTTGCGCGGTTCTCATCAAGCAGTGGTATTGATATGCAAGAAGAGAAACAACACTACCTCTACGTTCTGGTGCCGGAGAATGGAGATACTTTTAAAATCGGCATTTCATGTGGTCCATTGGCACGGTTTAAAGGGCTACAAGTGAGTCCCGATTTTGCGCTTTCACGGGTCTATCGTGGTACGCGATTGGCAATAGTTAATCTTGAGCGGGCTTTACACGCAACCTTTTTCCCCTGGAATGCGCCGTGGGAGAAAAGCGCCGGTGGCGGGCATACTGAATGGTTTACACGAGAGTGTCTTGATAAGGTTTTGGCTCATATCGAATATCTAAATGATATGTGGGGAGGGATTCTCGAGCGCATTAAGTCGAATGATTTACTTCAGCGTCCAGTAGATGCTGCTCGCTCTTTCGAAAAAGAGCTGGATGTTACTTCTATCGTGACTTTCAAAGATGACGCAGGAATGAGGGACGTGGCTTATGTCTCCATATCTGGCTATGAACCGGACGCGATCCGCGCTCAATGTGAATTGCTGAAAGCAATGTTTATGCTTCGGACTAAATATCCCTGGGAGACAAGGCGGGTGTGCTTCCCTATGGAAGAGTTAACCGCCACCATTGATTCCCAGCTTTACCACGATAATCCAGAGAAGTTTTTTAGCCTTTTAGCCGGTAATGGGCTTAACTGTGTGTCCGGGCTGGGGCGAAGTAGAATCCAACATGCCTCGCTCTTCGGTCCCTTCTTTTACGATCGACACGGGTACTTTGAGGCTGAACTTCCGGCGCTTACGCGTGCTATAGATACTATCGATTTCGAACGATTATTCGCTGCTCTTAGCAAATAACACTGATGCCCCTGAACGGGGCTTTTTTGTGCCCTCCTTGTAACTCTCAATCGTGCAAAATGAACCAAACATGCAGAGAATGCTATGTACAAGCATCTGTGCATACATTATTATTTTATGCAGCATTTTTAATTAAATTCAAAAATACAGCATAAAGGATGGCTTTCGATGAGTGATTCCAGCCAGCTTCACAAGGTTGCTCAAAGAGCAAACAGAATGCTCAATGTTCTGACTGAACAAGTACAGTTGCAAAAGGATGAGCTACACGCGAACGAGTTTTACCAGGTCTATGCGAAAGCGGCACTGGCAAAATTGCCTCTACTGACTCGAGCGAACGTTGACTATGCCGTAAGTGAAATGGAAGAAAAGGGTTATGTTTTCGATAAACGCCCTGCTGGCTCTTCAATGAAATATGCGATGTCAATTCAGAACATCATTGACATATATGAACATCGCGGAGTGCCAAAATACCGGGATCGCTACAGCGAAGCGTATGTGATTTTCATCTCCAATCTTAAAGGCGGTGTGTCAAAAACTGTATCGACGGTTTCTCTGGCGCATGCAATGCGTGCCCACCCTCATCTTCTGATGGAAGATTTAAGGATTCTGGTTATTGACCTTGATCCGCAATCTTCAGCAACTATGTTTTTAAGCCATAAACACTCTATTGGTATCGTAAACGCAACATCTGCACAGGCTATGTTGCAGAATGTAAGCCGTGAAGAGCTGTTAGAGGAGTTTATTGTTCCTTCTGTTGTACCTGGGGTTGACGTTATGCCTGCGTCGATTGACGATGCCTTTATTGCATCCGATTGGAGAGAGCTGTGCAATGAGCATCTACCGGGTCAGAACATCCATGCTGTCCTGAAAGAAAATGTGATTGATAAGCTGAAGAGCGATTATGATTTTATCCTCGTTGATAGTGGTCCTCACCTTGACGCCTTCCTGAAAAATGCTTTGGCCTCGGCCAATATACTGTTTACACCTCTGCCGCCAGCAACTGTCGATTTCCACTCATCGCTTAAATACGTTGCCCGCCTTCCTGAGTTGGTGAAACTCATTTCGGATGAAGGCTGCGAGTGCCAGCTTGCGACTAACATTGGTTTTATGTCCAAGTTGAGTAACAAGGCAGATCATAAGTATTGCCATAGCCTGGCTAAAGAAGTGTTCGGTGGGGATATGCTCGATGTCGTCCTCCCTCGCCTTGACGGTTTTGAACGTTGCGGCGAGTCTTTTGACACTGTTATTTCAGCTAACCCGGCAACGTATGTTGGTAGTGCTGATGCATTGAAGAACGCGCGAATTGCCGCGGAAGATTTTGCTAAAGCAGTTTTTGACCGTATTGAATTTATCAGATCTAACTGAGGAGTAAGAAACCCCCATGTCAAAGAAAAACAGACCAACAATTGGGCGAACCCTTAATCCTTCAATATTAAGCGGATTTGATAGTTCTTCAGCCTCTGGCGATCGAGTCGAGCAGGTATTCAAGTTATCAACTGGTCGCCAGGCCACATTTATTGAAGAGGTAATACCTCCGAACCAGGTAGAAAGCGATACCTTTGTTGATCAGCATAACAACGGGCGTGACCAGGCATCTCTTACGCCAAAATCATTAAAAAGTATCCGAAGCACTATTAAGCATCAGCAATTTTACCCTGCAATAGGTGTTAGACGGGCTACAGGGAAAATTGAAATTTTGGATGGTTCCCGGCGTCGAGCTTCTGCCATCTTAGAGAACGTAGGGTTGCGGGTTTTAGTCACGGACCAGGAGATCAGCGTTCAGGAAGCGCAAAATTTAGCGAAAGACGTTCAGACAGCATTGCAGCACAGCATTCGAGAAATAGGTCTGCGTTTGATGCGAATGAAAAATGATGGGATGAGTCAGAAGGATATTGCAGCCAAAGAAGGGCTGTCTCAGGCGAAGGTCACGCGTGCTCTCCAAGCAGCGAGTGCTCCGGAAGAATTAGTCGCCCTTTTCCCTGTGCAGTCGGAATTAACCTTTTCGGACTACAAAACGCTTTGTGCTGTTGGCGACGAAATGGGGAACAAGAATTTAGAGTTTGATCAGCTTATTCAAAACATATCCCCGGAAATAAACGACATCTTATCCATTGAAGAAATGGCCGAAGATGAAGTTAAAAATAAAATCCTGCGCTTGATAACAAAGGAAGCCTCACTACTCACGGATAAAGGTTCTAAAGATAAGTCCGTAGTTACTGAATTATGGAAATTTGAGGATAAGGATCGCTTTGCAAGGAAGCGCGTGAAAGGCCGTGCATTTTCTTATGAGTTTAATCGACTCTCAAAAGAGTTACAGGAAGAACTCGACAGGATGATTGGGCATATCCTTAGAAAGAGCCTCGATAAAAAGCCGAAGCCTTAAACTTTCGCCATTCAAATTTCACTATTAACTGACTGTTTTTAAAGTAAATTACTCTAAAATTTCAAGGTGAAATCGCCACGATTTCACCTTGGATTTTACCTTCCTCCCCTCCTCCCGAAAAAAATAAAAAAATTGCTTGTCACGAGAAAGTCAACAAGTGACTTTCAATAAAATCTCTTCCGAAAAGGGATTCACACAAGTGCCTTGTGTTTAAGGAAGAGTAAATTGAGTAACTTACGCGAATACCAGAATCGTATTGCAGATATCGCAAAACGCTCTAAAGCTGTGCTTGGCTGGGCAAGCACTGCGCAGTTCGGTACTGATAACCAATTCATTAAAGATGATGCCGCGCGTGCCGCATCTATCCTTGAAGCTGCACGTAAAGACCCGGTTTTTGCGGGTATCTCTGATAATGCCACCGCTCAAATCGCTACAGCGTGGGCAAGTGCACTGGCTGACTACGCCGCAGCACATAAATCTATGCCGCGTCCGGAAATTCTGGCCTCCTGCCACCAGACGCTGGAAAACTGCCTGATTGAGTCCACCCGCAATAGCATGGATGCCACTAATAAAGCGATGCTGGAATCCGTCGCAGCAGAGATGATGAGCGTTTCTGACGGTGTTATGCGTCTGCCTTTATTCCTCGCGATGATCCTGCCTGTTCAGTTGGGGGCAGCTACCGCTGATGCGTGTACCTTCATTCCGGTTACGCGTGACCAGTCCGACATCTATGAAGTCTTTAACGTGGCAGGTTCCTCTTTTGGTTCTTATGCTGCTGGTGATGTTCTGGACATGCAATCCGTCGGTGTGTACAGCCAGTTACGTCGCCGCTATGTGCTGGTGGCAAGCTCCGATGGCACCAGCAAAACCGCAACCTTCAAGATGGAAGACTTCGAAGGCCAGAATGTACCAATCCGAAAAGGTCGCACTAACATCTACGTTAACCGTATTAAGTCTGTTGTTGATAACGGTTCCGGCAGCCTACTTCACTCGTTTACTAATGCTGCTGGTGAGCAAATCACTGTTACCTGCTCTCTGAACTACAACATTGGTCAGATTGCCCTGTCGTTCTCCAAAGCGCCGGATAAAGGCACTGAGATCGCAATTGAGACGGAAATCAATATTGAAGCCGCTCCTGAGCTGATCCCGCTGATCAACCACGAAATGAAGAAATACACCCTGTTCCCAAGCCAGTTCGTTATCGCGGCTGAGCACACGGTACAGGCGGCGTATGAAGCACAGCGTGAATTTGGTCTGGACCTGGGTTCCCTACAGTTCCGCACCCTGAAGGAATACCTGTCTCATGAACAGGATATGCTGCGTCTTCGCATCATGATCTGGCGTACTCTTGCGACCGACACCTTTGACATCGCTCTGCCGGTTAACCAGTCCTTTAATGTATGGGCAACCATCATTCGTGGCAAATTCCAGACTGTATATCGCGACATTATTGAGCGCGTTAAATCTTCTGGTGCGATGGGGATGTTTGCTGGTGCTGATGCAGCATCTTTCTTCAAACAGTTGCCGAAGGATTTCTTCCAGCCAGCCGAAGACTATATCCAGACTCCGTATGTTCACTACATCGGTACCCTGTTCGGTAACGTGAAAGTGTACGAAGTACCTGCTGGTATTTGTAAGAACTTAACGACAGAGAACATTCAGTTCAGCTCGATGGATGTGCTGTGCTACGTCCGTGATGAAAATCCGGGTAAAGCAGGCTTCGTGACTGGTGATGCTGTCCCGGCTATCCCGTTCCAGCATCCGACCACTCCGGCGCTGGTCAACCGTACCACACTGTGGGGTTCGGCTATCAACGATATGCACCCACGCAACGGCGCTGATTACTTCACTCGTGTAACGCTGACAATGGCCAAAAAAGGCGGGCTTAACTTTATAAGCGGCGACACGATTGATGCCGGTGACTCTGAGTAATCAGGGGAAGTTCTCCGTTTAACATAGCGCCCCCGTGCGGGGCGCATAACAGGGAAAGTTATGTCTCAATATTCAATTCAACAGTCATTAGGTAATGCATCCGGCGTCGCTGTTAGCCCGATCAATGCCGATGCGACGTTATCTACCGGTGTTGCATTAAATAGCAGCTTGTGGGCTGGTATTGGCGTATTTGCGCGTGGCAAGCCGTTTACTGTTCTTGCGGTTACTGAGTCCAATTACGAAGATGTTCTCGGCGAACCGCTGAAGCCGTCTTCCGGCTCACAGTTCGAACCAATTCGCCATGTGTACGAAGCTATTCAGCAAACGTCTGGTTATGTTGTCCGTGCTGTTCCGGATGATGCGAAGTTCCCGATTATTATGTTCGATGAATCAGGCGAACCGGCTTACAGTGCGTTGCCATACGGTTCTGAAATTGAACTTGATAGCGGCGAAGCCTTTGCTATCTACGTTGATGATGGTGATCCGTGTATTTCACCTACCCGTGAGTTAACCATCGAAACGGCAACAGCGGACAGCGCGGGTAATGAACGCTTCCTCTTAAAACTGACCCAGACGACTTCGCTCGGTGTGGTAACGATCCTGGAGACACACACTGTGTCTTTGGCGGAAGAAGCGAAAGATGACATGGGCCGCTTGTGTTATCTGCCTACGGCTCTGGAAGCCCGTTCTAAATATCTGCGCGCGGTTGTTAATGAAGAGCTGATTTCGACGGCGAAAGTAACAAATAAAAAATCGCTGGCGTTCACTGGTGGTACCAACGGTGATCAGTCGAAAATCTCAACCGCTGCGTACCTGCGTGCGGTTAAGGTGCTGAACAATGCGCCGTACATGTACACCGCTGTTCTCGGCCTGGGTTGCTATGACAATGCGGCGATCACCGCGTTAGGTAATATCTGTTCTGATCGCCTGATTGATGGCTTCTTTGATGTCAAACCGACATTGACGTATACGGAAGCGCTCTCTGCTGTTGAAGATACCGGTTTACTTGGTACCGATTATGTAAGCTGTGCTGTCTATCACTTCCCGTTCTCCTGCAAAGACAAATGGACCCAATCCCGTGTGGTCTTCGGTCTGTCTGGCGCGGCGTATGCGGCGAAAGCTCGTGGCGTCAAGAAAAACTCTGATGTCGGCGGTTGGCATTACTCACCGGCTGGTGAAGAACGTGCCGTCATTGCTCGTGCGTCAATTCAACCGCTGTATCCGGAAGATACCCCGGACGAAGAAGCAATGGTCAAGGGCCGTCTCAATAAAGTATCTGTGGGCACCTCTGGCCAGATGATCATCGACGATGCTTTAACTTGCTGCACGCAGGATAACTATCTGCACTTCCAGCACGTCCCATCCCTGATGAATGCAATCAGCCGTTTCTTTGTCCAGTTAGCCCGACAGATGAAGCATAGCCCGGACGGTATTACTGCGGCTGGCCTGACTAAAGGGATGACCAAACTTTTAGATCGCTTTGTCGCCTCCGGCGCTCTGGTGGCTCCTCGTGATCCTGATGCTGACGGTACAGAACCGTATGTGCTGAAAGTTACGCAGGCGGAATTCGATAAATGGGAAGTAGTCTGGGCCTGCTGCCCGACTGGCGTAGCCCGTCGTATCCAGGGCGTACCGCTGCTTATTAAGTAAGGGAATACAATGAGCAAAAACTTTTTTCAATCCGGGGCATTTTTGGGGAATGGACTGTCTCGTTTCGCTTTGAACTCTGATCCTGTGCAGCTGATGGAGTCTGCCCGAGCAAGCGCCGAACCGCCAACAGATCCGGTTATTAATAATAATCCGGAACCGGCGGCACAGACTAACGATAACGTTCCATCTGCCCAGGCTCCTGAGCAAATCCTGGAAGGGAAAGACGGTAAAGAATGGACCGTCGAACAGGCGCACCAGATGATTCTGGAAGCTGCAAATCGAAGTGCTATGCAGAATGCGTTGAGTGATGCGGCCGACGCCGTTTTCGCCTGGGCTGATAGCGGTGATCTGACTTTCGACTCCCTTGATGGTTTCGTTCAGGCTATCGCTGGTATCTCTGATGACGACGACTCCGAAGTTACAGAAGAACAGGACGATGCCTATAACGAAGCATGGGCAAATGTTGCTGACTTCCTCGCAGCATGCGGTGTAGATGATGACCTGATCGAAGCACTGGCTGACGATGAAGACGACGACGCTGCTGCTGATGTTGGTGCCTCTATCGCTGGTTTAGATAGCGACGACCGCGACGAACTGGAAGCGGCGTTTGTTGTTGCTGGCACTTCTGATGAAATGCTGACTGAAGCATTTAAGAAGGTTGTTCGTAACGGTGAGATCAAACTCATCCGTAAACGTCTGCGTAAAAAACGTCTGACTGCGGCTCAAAAATCGGCGCTGAAAAAAGCGCGTCGAAAAGCCCAGACCGGCGCGGCAAAACTTGCCCGCAAAAAGTCAATGAAACTGCGCCGTAAGCGCCTTGGCTAAAGGAGGAGGCCGGAGAACTCCGGCCTTTAACTTGAATGGCACCTATACCTTATGGGGTTTACAGCCAGGCTGACGGTGTATCGCCATTTCTGAAAGTTACTTTAACGAACTCTCAGTACCAGGTTACCGGATATATCAGCCAGGGGGCAGCAATGAACATGGCCCAGAATTGGGAAGCGCCGTTTACCGGTATGTCCATGGGGTCTGTTGCTGGTGCTTTCAGTGGTTTTGCGCAGGTTGGTACTGAAACAACGTCGGTGGCCCGTTGGAACAGCTTAATGGTTTGGGAGGGGGGAACACCGCCGACTTTCACGCTGCCAGTAACTTTCATCGCTTTGTTTGACCCATTCACGGAGGTTTCAGGAGCTATCGCCGCATTGTCAGCGATGATTAGCCCGGAACTTAAAGATGCCAGCATTGGTGGTCGAATCCCGGAGCGTGTGACGCTAAACATTGGTCGCCGGATCAACATCATTGATGTCGCTATCCAGGACATAAGTTTCGATCTCGATGCGCCCAGGGACAGCAATGGGCATTTCCTGAAAAACACCGTCAACCTCCAGTTGACCGGTTCTTCGATATATAACAGCTCCGATATTGTTCGGGCGTTCCAGTAAAAGGATTTTATATGGGGCACAATAACACTAAGGGAAACCGTAAATTTATTAAGGGCCGCTATACTGCCAACGCGGCCAAAGGCGAACGACTGGTATCTTCTGAATTCCAGCTCACTTTTGCAGGCCATGAAGATATCAGCGTACTGGTTCGCACGTCGCAAATTCCTGAAATGACCCGCGAGGATGTGGAGGACTATGGTCCGAATGGTGTGAAGTTCAACCAGCACGGTCCAATTCGAAACTCTGGGGAAATCCAGGTCCAGTGCGTGGAGACTATCGAAGGCGATATTCTTCAGTTCATTAAAGATCGCATTGCGGCGAAGGACTATGTTGATATCACGATGGCTGCGACCCCTGAATCCAAATCTTCCGGGGTTAACGCTGTGACAAAAGCTGCTACAACAATTGAAATGTTGGACTGCAAAATCTACAGTGATGCAATCGACTTTAGTACCGAAGATGTGACTGCCGCTGTGCGCCCGTCACTTCGTATCGTCTACAACTGGATTGAGTGGGATTAAGAGTCATCCCTTGTATTTTAAAGCTCCTTCGGGAGCTTTTTTATTTGGAGAGGAAAGGGTGCATTGAGGATACCTGACACACGAAGAGTGGCGGGGATCTCTCCCCGCCAGGTCTCTTACCTTTCAGATTCGTAGGCTGTGAAGACAGTGACCTCCGTCTGGCTGGTTCGGATTCGTACCTCGCAGAGGTCTTTCCTCGTTACCAGTGCCGTCACAATGA